AGTATATCAAGTTAAAAATGCTACTGTTAATGAAGCTTCTATTGATGCGGCTATTGATTCTATCGCTATGACCAGTTGGAGTGGTTTTGGTACCGACTTCATTGAATTAACTAGTGCTGCACGCGATGAAATCATCTCTGTTGTTGGTGGAGTTCTTAACAACGGTACTTCTATTAGCGGAAACTCGCATGCAGATTCTAACACTGCAGCTCACGGTTATCACGCTTATGCTAGATATAACGTTGCTGGTACTACCACAACTAGCGCATTCATCCAGAATCGTCTAAGTTCTATTGAAGTAACTCACACTCCAGAAGGACAGGCTTCAGATACTTACACATTCCCAGTTACTGGTTTAGGATTCACCTATTCTAACGCACTAACTTACCTAACTCCTGAAGAACTAGCTGCTCTAAATACTCCTATCAGCCAGTTTACTGGATCTAGAACTATTACTGGTAACTTCACTGCTTATCTACGTTCTGGAACAGACGAAAGTGCTCAGTTCTTACGCAATATCTCCAACGATAGCAGAACTAGTATTGCACAAGCAAGCTCTGCTAACCTAAAGATTGGTGGTGCTACTGCTCCATTCGTTGCAACATATATGCCTGCTACACAGTTCAACTTCCCAACACACACTGTTGAAGATATCATCGGTATTTCTGTAGAATTCTTAGCTCAAGAACCTACTGCTAGCCGTGGTACTGGTAGCGAACTAACATTGATTGTTTCTGCAGCATCTTAATAATAAAATAAATTACGCTTGAGGGGGCGTGATTTATAAAAAATGCAGTTGGGTAGCTACCTCAGCAAGCTATTAGATCTCCCCTCACTAATAGTAAGTTGGATATGGTAGCTACCCTTTTTTATAAAAGAAATGAGAGGAAAAAATGAGTTTAATTAAAAATCTTATGGTAACAGAAAAGGTTACCGAAGTAGAGTTCCCAGATATTGAAGGATTTGTAGTTCACGTTAACTATGTAGGACGTGACAAAATGATGAAAATCCGTAATAGCGCTCTAGTGTACAAATTTAATAAGCGTACTCGTCAACGTGAAGAGGAAGTAGATAATGATAAGTTCTTAGAAGCTTATACTGAAGCTACTATCAAAGGCTGGAAAGGCTTAACTGTAAAAGGCTTAAGTCAGCTAATTCCAGTAGACACTTCAAAAATGAATCCTAGTCAAGAGATTCCTTACACACCTGAAGACGCACTTGATCTAGTTAAAAGCTCTACTATCTTTGATCAATTTATCACTGATACGCTAAATGACTTTGACAACTTTGAACAAACAAGAAAAGAAACTGACGAAAAAAACTAAAAGACTTCCTCCGCAACCAACTTAATGGCGGAGGAATGACTACAGAACAGTACTACGCTATGTGCGAACAGATGGGTTGGGAACCAAGAGACGATGAAATACCTAAAGATATTGGTTCCCTACCTTTTAACAGCCAGTTAGCTGTTTTATTTTTAAATTTACTTCCAGACCGTTGGGATACTACTGGCGGTGGTTGGCTGGGAAAAGACTTCGCCCCCTTAGAATCATTTATGAACATATACGAGGCTCAGGACAGAAAAGAAGTACTTGATTTATTGCTAGTAGCTCATGGTGTTCTAAATGAACACTATAATCAGCAAAAGAAAGCTAGAGATTCTGCTAGTAAGAATAAAGCAAGAGTGAGATAAAGTTTGGCTACAATTAAGAATATAATTCAGACTCAATTTACTAGTACCGGAGCCGGTGGAGTAAACAAGCAAGTAGAAACTTTAAATAAAGGACAAACCCGCCTAGCACAGAATAGTGCTAGCGCGGGTCGTTCTTTTGCAGCTCAATCACAAGGTTTAGGCGGTTTAGTAGCAGCCTATGCAGGCGCTGCTGCAACCACTTTTGCTTTACAACAAGCATTCTCTAAATTAGCTGCAGCGGCTAGTGCCGAACAAACTCTTGCAGGTCTTAAAAGTATTGCCACTGCTAGCGGTGAGTCTAGTTCTATTCTACTTAAAAATGTTCGTGAAATTACTAAAAACCAACTTACACTAGCTGAAGCAGCTCAACAAATTAACCTTAGCTTAAGTGCCGGATTTGATCAAAAACAAATTGAAGGTTTAGCTAGTGTAGCCTTAAAAGCTTCTCGTGCTTTAGGTCGTGATTTAACAGATGCCTATACTCGTGTTATTCGTGGTTCTGCTAAACTAGAAACTGAACTTTTAGACGAACTCGGTATTTATACTAAGATTGGTCCGTCTACTCGTGCGTATGCTGCTGCACTAAACAGATCAGCAGAATCTCTAACTGAATTTGAACGTCGTCAAGCTTTTGTTAATAGTGTTATTGCAGAAGGTAATAGAAAGTTTGCCGCTATCAATACTACTATACCTACCACTGCAGAAAAATTTGGAGCGTTTGGTACTAAAGTATTAGACTTAGCTACTAGTTTTGGTATGGTTTTAGCAAATAGATTAGTTCCTTTAGTAGATTTTTTAACCAACAATTTTGCAGGTAGTTTAACACTTGTAGCCGGTCTTTTAGCTCTAGTAGCTAAAACAGGTCTATCACAAGTAAGTTTAGGTATTACTGCTCTCGAACAAAAATTCACATCATTAACTAATGCTAGTACCGCTTGGGTAACTAAAAATATCGGCGGATTTAAAGCTTATGGAGCAGCTGCGCAACAAGCTATTCAAACTGTTAATACCCAGTTAAAAGGTTTAAGCAGAGCTGAGCAAGCTCAACTAGCTACTTTACGTGATACCTCTAAACAGCGAGCACTAACTAGCGTAGAACTTAGAACTGCTAATTTAATTTTAACTGAGCGTACAGACGGTTTAAATAAGCTAATCGCTACCCAAAACACTGAACTAGCTAACTTAACTAAGCAAAGAGCTGGATATGCAGAAAGCAGTGCTCAAGCCAAGGCCTTAACAACTAGCATAGATGGATTAAACGCTAGACTTGCTGCAAATAATGCCTTATTAAAAGCAACAGAAGTACAAACTAAAGCTACTGCAGCTGCACAAGGTACTCTAGGAGCTAAAATAGGTACAGTAGTATCTGGAGCTTTAACGGGGGTAGGTAACTTTGTATCTACAACCTTAAGAGCTGGATCTGCTGTTATAGGGTTTGCTACGGGAGCTTTAGGACTAATATCAGTTCTTTCTTTATTAGGTAGTACAGTAGCGAGTCTTTTTGGTAAGCAAGAAGCTTATAATGCGTTATTAGAAAAAGGTACCTTAGCTATCAGCACATTTTTTAATGCTGGAGCATCTAAAAGTACTGAAACAGCTTTCTCTTCTTTAGCAGCAGATGCATTAGTAGGAATGGAAAAAGTAGACTCAAGAATAAGAGAAATAGATTCTTATAAGATAAAAGACAAAGCTTTTGGTGTTACTGTTGATATAGAGAGAACTAAAGAAGATTTAGTAAAGTCTGTAGGAGCAGCAATCGACGAAGCTAGTAAAGTTGGCCAAGAAGCCAGTGTAGGTGAATCTTGGGGTAGAAGCTGGGGTTCTGCTATATTAGGTGCTATAGGTGCAGTAATAGGTGGTGCTATAGGTACTGCATTAGGTCCTGTTGGGTCTGCTGCAGGACTATATTTAGGTACTGCAATGGGTACAGCTATTGGAGCATCTTTTGGAGCTATGTTTGATCCACTTACAAAAGAAGTACAAGACTTAACTGAAGAAAGATATAATGAAATAGCTAAATTAGTAGGCAAAGAAGATATATTTAAATCTTCTGAGTCAAATGTTTTACTTAGAAAATCAGTAGCTTTATTAGATGAGCAGTATGGCGCTGCAGCTAAATTATCGCTAGCTGGGCGTCAATACTATATTGATGTGATTAATACTACTATAGCCGTAAGTAGTCTAACTGATAACATGGAGATACTTGCAGCAGCAGCAGGTAGATCAGGTATAGCTGTAAGCGCGTTAAAAGAAAATTTTAAAGATATTACACTTCCTAGCGGAGATGTACAGTTAGTTCCTAAAATAATTCTTCCAAATAGTTTAGATTTACCACCACTAACAATAACTATTCAAGATGAGACCGCATTAATAGCTAGATTAGAAGAACTAGAAAAATTGGCTACAGGTATAACATTTGCTGACCCTGACCAAGCACAAGATATTTTAAGCTTAGTAAACGGTGTAGCTGATTTAGCCACTACAACTCAAAGTGCTAGTCAAGACATACTGGTCGCTAATAATAACCTTAAATCTTTTATTGATTCCATTGATAGTGGATCAGTAACCTTAGAAAATTTTGCGGAAAGCGAAGCTTCAATAAGTAAAACACTTACTCGCTCTGGAGTAGCATTAGATTCAGCAAGAACAAAATTATACGCATTAACTATGCAAAGAAAAAATGCTGCAAATGATGGAACTGAAATATCTAATGTAATACTTCAAGACTTAGACAAAGAAATAGCTGCACAAAAAAATATAGTAGCAGAGCTAGCCAATTCAACTGCTGCAAGTAGAGAGAGATTAGCAGCTGTTATAGCTTCTGGAAGTGAGCTAAAAGAACAATTAGTAATTGGAGCTAGATTATCTGAATTATATGAAGCAGAACTTAAAACAAAGCTAGAGTTATTAGCGGTTAATAGACAAACTGGCGCATTAGCTGCTACTACCTATGAAAAAGATCTAGCTAAGGCTCAGGAACTAAATAGAATTATAACTGAAGGACAAAACTCTGGAAAAGCTGCTTTAGCAGCCAGAGCTTCTTATGAAAAACAAGTTAATGATGCTTTAATAGCCGCAGGTAAAGATCAATTAGGGATACAGACAGAAGTATTTGGGTTAGTAGGTGAAACTGGTAAGGCAAGATTAGCCGAAATAGATGCAGCTAACGGCCTTAATGGAACTTTATCTTCTATAAACACTATAACTGCAACAACTGCCGAATCTGCTGCTAATTATGACAATGCTTTAAAAGCTGCTAAAGTATCTGCTATACAAGTTTATGAAGCACTAAGACAAGGTGCTACAGAATTTGAAAAACAAATTAAAAATATCGACCAGCAGATTAAAAATATAACTGCGGAAGAGCGTATAGTTAAATTAAAAGTAGAATTTGAACGTGCTCAAATGGATTACGAACTAATTCAAGCAAATATTGATTCTCAAATATCAGCATTAGAATCTCAAATTAGTATTGTAGAGGCTTTAACAGATTTAGACAATTTTGCTACCGTAGATTCTATAATAAATGAAGTTAATACCGCACTAGCTAGTACTAAAATAACTGTAGATATACCAGAAGAACTACGTAATCTAAGTGCTGTTGATGCTGCAAAAACTGTTACAGAAAAGCAATTTGATATTTTAAAACTACAAATAGAAGCAGAGAACAGTAGATATAAGAGAGAGTTAGCTCTTATAGCAGAAGAAGAAGCTATATTAAGAGCACAATATGAGTTAGAAAAAAGTAAACGTCAAGCAGAACAAGCTGCGGCTATTGCGGAGGTAGAATTACAGAGAAATCAGCTAACCTCTTTAGCTTCTTTATACTCTAGCTCTCTTCAAGGTACTAAAGATATTAATCAAAGCTTAGTAGACTCTTTAGCTAGCATATTTTCACAAGCTGCTGATAAAATTGCTGCAGCTATGGGCGTAGCCGGTACCGGTGCTATAACTGCCCCTACTGTTGGTGGTGACATAGATATAGAAGCTAACTTAAAAGGTGCTACTATAGCGTTTGAAGATATGGCTACAGGTGCTATAGATAAAATTAATGAGTTAGCAGCAGTACAAGAATCTGCTGCATCTACTGCTCTCTATAATGCGTTACAAAATCAAGATAAGGAAGTAGAAGCTCAACGGGCAGCACATGCTTCTAATATTGAAGGTATAAAAGCTGAAGCCATAGTAACTGCTGCTGCTGGTCGTGGAGCATTAAAAGAAATTGCAGAAGCGGGTTCTAAAGACGCAGCTGAGCGTGCAAAGGCATTAGAAGAAATGCAAAAGCTGCTAAATGAAGCTGGAGAAAAAGTAAAAGAGCTAGCAAAACAATTAGCAGAACAAGTGATTGCAGCACTTCAAGAAGCTGTAACTGGTGTTATGCAAAAAAAGATTGATCTTCTAATAGCCCAAGAAGCTATGATTTCAGATACTCTTAGTTATGTGGCTAGTAGAACTGAAGAAGCTAGTACTAAATTACAAGCAAGTTTAGAAAAAGAAAATTCTCTTAGAGAAGAAGTTGCTTCTAAAACAGAAGCACTCAATCAGTCATATGTAGATTTTGTTACTTCTTTAGGTGAAGCAAACGGTAAAGTAAAAGAATCTGGAAAAGAGTATGTAGCTAAACTTCTAGAGCAAAAACGCTCTATCATGGAACTTTATAAAACGGGTACAGCTCGTATCGCTCAAGAGGGTGTAGTTAAAACTCTTGAAGAAATGAAAATAGATTTAGAAAAGCGTTTAGAAGAAGTAACTGCTAAACGTATTAAAGCAGAAGAAAAGTTACAAAAAATTCAAGAAGCATTTGGGCTACTAACTGATATGCTTAGTGGTAAGTTTATGCAAATGGCTAATACCATAATGCAACTTTCTCAAGCTATCTCAGCATTTAATGCTATGTCAGGCATGGGCGGCGGTATGGGTATGACTTTTCAACCTATTATTAATCAATTTGCTGACTCAGTTGCTCAATTTAATAAAGCAGCTCAAACTGCGGGAGCTGGTCTAACAGGAGCTGCTGGTGCTGGCGCAGGAAGTGCAGCTGCAGCAGGAGTAGGCGCAACAGCTTCTTTAATGCCTAAACTAGTAACTGGTATGAATTTACTAAGTAGTGCTTTAAGCGGGTTCAATATTGGTTCTATAGTAGGTCAGCTAACTGGTGATACCGGTATGGGAAGTTCTATAGGCGGATTAGTTGGTGGCATTGCTGTTGCAATTCCTGCAGTAACTTCTGCTATAACTACTGGCATAACTGCAGCTTTAGGTTCTAGTGCAATAGGCTCTGCTCTTGGCTCGGCTCTTTCTTTTGCTATTCCAGTGTTAGGCCCTGTTTTTGGAGCACTACTAGGAGGGCTATTCAGTTCTAAACCAAGAGGACAAGCTCAAGGAACACTAACTTCAGAAGGTTTTGCTACCACAAGCATGTCAGGTAAGAAGGTTGATCCAAAAGCGCTTGCTAGTATTGCAGACGTAGCCCTAACCAACGTTGTTGGATCTTTAGAAGCCGCTGGAATATCCTTTACCGACACAGTTAACACTTCTATCAGCTTCTACAAAAAAGGAATCAACGGAGCTACTTTAGAGTTTGCTAATGGATTCAAAGCATCTTTTAAAGGTGGATCAGCAGAAGCAGCTGGCCAATTCTTTGTAGATTCATTCTTCCAAGGATTAAGAGCTGGTAGCCTAAACGTAGACGATGCACTACCCGCAGCTAGCAGAATTCAATCAGCTATTGATAATTTTGTAGCTTTAAGTGACGTTTCTGAAAAAACTAGTGAGCGTTTTTCAAAGGCTATAGACTTTGCTTCTAAGTTTGATGAAGCTTTAGTATCTCTTAGCGGCTCAGGTTCTACCATAACTCAAGTATTTAGTGTTATTGAAAAAGCAGCCGTAGCTAATGCAGCTAATGTAAATAGATACTATCAAGAGTTCTTAGCTAATACAAAAGAAACTTTTGGAGCTTCTAGTTCTGAGTATAGAGAAGCATATGCTGCAGCTGTAGACAACGCTTTAGGTCAAATAGGCTTAGCTAAAGATTTAGGTGGCAATATCATAACAGCAGCAGAAGCTATGAATGACTTAAATGCTGGTTCTATAATGGTTAAAGAAACTATTGCAGGAATTCAAGCATTCAGTAGTGTGCTAGAAGGTCTAGAAGTTCCTGATGTAGATTCTGTAATAACTCAAGCTATTAATGCCAAGCTTAGTGCTTTAGTTACTGATGTTGGCGATTCTCTAACTGAAAGTATTGAACTATTAAGAGATCCAGCTTCTGCAGCAGCTTTTCAGCTTAGAGATATTATGCAATCTGGTGCTGATAGAGTAACAGAGCTTACTGGAGTTTACGATCAACTTAGAACAGAAATAGCTGGAGGAGCTAGTATTGATGCTAGTATTGTTAGTGACGCAGCAGCTAATATTGCTAAAGCTACCGAACTAGCTGCTCTTCAAGTTGATGCTTATATAAACAGCCTAGATAAATCAGGACTACGTGCTATTATATCTAACCAAGCTTGGGGTGATGCAGCTGCTATGGCTGCTGCTGAAACTCGTTTAGCTATTGTATTAGAGTATGAGCGCGTTCAAGCTATTGAAAAGTTTGTAGACGTAAGTAAAAACTTTAAAAAGCGTTTAGCAGAAATTACTGGACAAGTGCAAAAAGTATCTGAAACTCCTATATCTTATACTGCTACAACCTCAGTTATGAAAGCTTTTGAACAAGAAGTAAGTACTACTCTAACTAATAGCTTCACAAGCCTATTAAACTCTATAGGTCGTGGCGCTAATATTACTGGGAATTTTGAAACAGCTATAGCAGAGCTTAATGCTGGACTAGCTTCTGGAGAGCTAGATAGTTTAGCTTATGCTAACGGTCTTGAAATGCTGAGCGATGTTACTGCTAGTGTATTAGAAGAAATTAATGCAATGGTAGAAGAAGCAGAATCATTAGTTTCTCAGATAGCTCAAGGTTTTGAATCTTCAAAAGATACTGTTATATCAGCCATCCAAGAACTTGGAAACCAAGTTGTAACTTTAACTCAAAATATTACCGATAAAACTTCTGATATTTTAGGTATTTATGACGATACTCTAAGTTCTGTAGCTGAGTCTGGCAACGAACTATTTGATCTACGTGATACCGCTAAAGAAGCATTCTCAACTGCTGCAAAAGCTGTTGCAGAGTTCGAAAAAAGTAATAAGCTAAGCGGTAAGTCTTCTGCTGTATTACGTGGTGAAATTGTAAGCGTACAATCTCAATTAAATAGTTTATTATCTGCTGGCAACTTAGATTTTAGCGGTTTTGCTCAGTTTACTGAGCTTAGTGCTCGTCAAGGTGCACTAAAGCGTGAATTAAATTCTGTTGTAGCGGTAGAAGCTGAATATCAAGATCTGTTAGACAAGCGTGGAACAACTCAAGAAGATTTAATATTTATTGAAGCTACTATTGCATCTCTTAATGATCAATTGATTGATACTAGAATAAAAGAATCAGAGATTATAACTAAAGCTAAAGATGCTTCTGTAGCTTTCACTAGATCACAAGAAGATCTAAAAGATATTACAGAGTTATTAGCTGAATCTAACTTTAATCTAAATCAAGTTAGAGTTAATGAAGAGTCTGCTGTAAATAAAATGAGAACAGCTCTACAAGAGTTTACAACAGACACAGCTTCTTTAACTGAACTATTAGACGGAATTGGCGGAACGTCTGGTGCCGCACTAAGAGAATCTTTTATACAGGCTGCTACTGGTAATGCTGAAATTATGTTTGCTAATCTAGGCGATATAGCTAGAAGTGCTGAAATAAATGCAGCTGTAGCACAAGCTACTACAGCTTTTGATAGCTTAGAGCAGTTAGTTGCTGAAGTTAGTTCTTATTTTAATCCAGTTGCTACAGAGTTTGAAGCTGTAAATACTAGCGCCGGTGCACTAACTGATAGATTTGTAACTTTTAATGAAGATCTAGTTAAATATTTAGATCAAGAAGGTTTAGCTAAATTTTATGGTGAAGGTGGAGTATTCTCTAGCTTTAGAGATTCACTGCTAACTACTCTAAAAACTGATGGATTTGATATATTAACTGCTTCTGGTGGACCATTAGAAAGCTTTAATTTAAACTTAAATACTATTGGCCAGGCTATGACTAATTTAACAACCTCTGGCAACTTTTTAGACGTTACAATACAAACAATACAAACTTCTTTTGGAAACTTAGTAACAGCAATGGGTACTGACATGGCTGGTTTATCAGCTGCTTATGTAGGCTTATCTGTATTCAGTGCTTCTGCACAACAAGTAGGTGATATTGATTTAACTGCAATGGTAGATAATCTTGGAGAAATTAATTTAGCTCTAGACTATCTAGGTAACTTAAGAATTAGTGTAGATGCTTTTGACTCTCTAAGCTCTATTTATACTTCTATATCGGTAGTTGATTCTCTGCTGAATAGTATTTCTTTTGATGTATCTACTACTAATGCAACAACAGCTATTTCTACTGCAGTTAGCATTATTGATAGCACTCTAAACTCTATTAATCTAAGTCCTGTTACAGATACTACTGTGGATAAAATTAATGTAGCCTTTACTGCTATAAACTCTACACTTGGTAGTGTAGATCTAGTACCTGTTACAGATTCCACTGTAGGCAAGATTGATGTAGCCTTTACTGCTATAAATTCTACATTAAGCAATGTAAATCTAGTACCAGTTACAGACTCTACTGTAGATAAAATTGATATTACTTTCTCAGCTATTGATAGCGCTCTAAATAATGTAAATCTTGTTACTGCTAGAGATAGTAGTGTAGATCAAATCAATCTAGTTAATACTAACATTAATTCTTCTCTAACTGGAGTTAACTTTGTTGATACTAGAGATAGTAGCGTTACTCAAATTAATCTAGTTAATACTAACTTAAATTCTGCACTAAGTGAAGTAAATTATGTAACTAACAGAGACGGAGTAGTTAGTCAAATTAGTTTAGTTAATACTAATATTAACTCTGCATTAAGCGACATTAACTACGTAACTAATACAGATAGTGCCGTTGGTCAGATTAACCTTGTTAATAACAATATAAATTCTGCTCTTACTGGAATAGATTTTATTACTAGCGCTAGCGGCGCAACAGAACAAATAACTTTAGTAAGCAATAATCTAAATTCTATTTTACAGTCTCTAAACTTTATATCAAATAGTGAAACCGTAGTAGACGAAATTAACCTTGTTAATACTAATATAAACTCTGCATTAAGCGGTGTAAACTTTGTTACTAACAGAGATAGCAGTGTTGATCAAATTAATACAGTTAATACTAACATTAATTCTGCACTAAATGGAGTTAATTTTGTTACTACTAGAGATAGCAGCGTTTCTCAAATTAACTCAGTTACTACTAGCTTAAACTCTGCTCTAAATGGCGTAAACTTTGTTGTTACTACTAACTCTGTAGTAGATAAGATTGCAGTATACAACACTGCAGTTAATTCCGCACTATCCAATGTAGATTTAGTGGCTAACACAAACTCTCTAGTTAATAGAATTGGCACAGTTAGTGTGCTAGTTAATACTGCATTATCTAACGTAGATTTTGAAGACACAACAGCTGATGTTGTTCAAATGATTAAGGATTACAATACAGATGTAAATAAAATTTTAGGTAATCAAGAGCTAACTGTAGCTACTGATACACTGGTAGATTCTCTAAACAAGCTAAAAGGGTTAGAAACAGCTGTTAATGCAATAGACTTTACTACAGCTATAACAGATGTTACTTCTTCTCTAACTTCTGTTAACTCTGTAGTTAATCAGTACCTAGATGCTATTGATGTAAGCGCTAAGCTAAAAGAAGCTACAGATCAAATAGGTTTAGTAAATACTAATATAAACCTTAAACTAGATGCAGTAGATTTTACGACGCGCTTAAGAGAAGCTACAGATCAAGTATCTGACGTAAACACAGCTATTAATAATAGATTGAGCACTATAACTTTTGCATCTAATCTTGCTACAGCTACTAACTCTATAGGTTCTGTAGCAACTTCTATTAATACAGCATTAAGCAATTCTAGTATAATCTCTATGCAAAACACTTTCACGGGGTTAATCAATGTATTTAATACTGGCGCTAAAAATGCAGTAGAAAGCTTTAAAGAGTCTATAGATAAGTTTGCAAACTTAACTACTCAGATAAATTCTGTGGCAGGGCTTGCACAAGAGATAAATGATCTAAGTGCTTCTAATGGGGATATTTCTAGATTAATTACTAGATTTAATGAATTACAAACTCAAATTACTGCTCTAACAGGCACTACTGGTATAGCATCCGTTAAAGCTCAGCTAGCTACTATAGCTACAGATTTAGGCGCAGCATGGTCTAGGGTAAATCTGCAAGTAAGCCAGCTACCTACTCAAATTACTGTAGCTAATACTAATAACGTTACTGTGCAAGGCGGTTTTAACTCAACTGATAGTGCTAATCTTAATAGATTAGCTACTACATTCCCAGCTATTACTGGTGCAACTTATTCTAGAAAAACATATGCTAAGGGTGGTTACGTTGATGGTATGGGCACAAGCACTAGCGACTCTATTCCTGCAAGTCTTTCTAATGGTGAGTATGTAATTAAGGCTGCCTCCGTTGATAAGTTAGGTATAGATGCGCTAAATTATTTAAATAATACTGGCGATGTCTCTAGTCTTGTAGCTAGTATGGGTAGACGAGGTGATACTGAGTTAGCTCACATCAATCAGTTTGAAAAGGATATGTTAAAAAAACTAAGAAATGAAGTAAGCACTACTAATCCTAAAACAGGCTTAGAAGAATTCTTTCCTCTTTGGAGCGGTGCTGTTGGTAAACTGTTTGCCAAGGAGGAAAAAGCTTTACTAGGAAAAACTTACCTTCCTGCAGTATTAAAGACTAATGAAAACGTTAATAACTATAGCTCAACAGCACAAGAACGCACTAGGCCTGAAAAACGTAAATTTACTTCATCTAGTGACAGCACTCCATGGACTAATCCTACTTTTGTACAGTCTGCCATGTCTGGAAGTAGTGCCGGCGGTGTACAACCTTTTAATGATCAAGTTAGCGAAAATGCTTTATACACTCCTACATATACTACAGCACAAATAAACTCCCAAAGAGCTATGTTTAATATGATGAACGAAATGTTAGTAGCTAGAAAACCTGGTATTGCCCTAAAAAATTTAGAATGGATGTATGCCCCAAATAAACAAGATGATAATAAAAAATGGGCTACTACATATCTCTTAAACAAGTCTACCACGGATAATAGTTCTGTACAAACTGGATACGGTATGTATAGACATTTTAGATGGGCAGGATTTAATAGCGGAAATAAAAACTATGGACCTTATGAAGGTGGCTGGGAACAAAAATCAGCTGCAGCACTAAAACAACACACAAAAGACTACTTTGGTAAAGACCTACCTCTCCCACTAGCTGCAGAAGGAGCTTCTCAATATGCTACACAGGCTATGATAGACCAAGCTATTGATCTAGCTAACCAAGATTATGGTAATTTTGGCGATCTATACATGTTAGGAAATACAGGAAAGGGAAGACCTACTGCAGCTAACTTAGCTAGTGGTGGTTTAATAGACAGCTCATACAAGCAATTCAAAGGGCTCAGAGACTCCGTATCTGCCATGTTAGAGCCAGGTGAGTTTGTTTTACGTAAGCCTATCGTAGATAAGCTTGGTGTAGATACTCTTAACAAAATTAATGCTGGCAGCGGTGATATTAGTGGTGATGTGAACGTAGAAGTTAACATTAACAACAATGGAACTCCAGCTAACGTAACTGCAACTCCAGAAATCAGACGTGAAAACGGAAAGATTATTGTAGATGTTATACTAGAAGATATTAGAACAAATGGACCTATCCGTCAACAAATTAGGAGCTTAAGATAATGACTACCTTTCCTACTGATGCTACATACACGCTTAATGCTGTGACGTATTCTATGGCGGATAGACGTCCTGATAGAAACTATTCTTCTACTAAATCTTTTGAGGCTGCTATATTCACTTCCCAAGCCGGATACGAACGTAGACGACAAATATCTCGTAGAGCTAAACGTACCTATAACTTTGCTTATAACAATGTTAGAGGCGTTTATAAAGAGGCAATAGAAAATTTTTATAATAGTAGGGGAGGGACCTACGAGTCATTTGAATTTGATTTGTCATATGCAGGACAGTCTGGTACAATGATAGCAAGATTTAACGGAGATTTGAATATTGTTCAAATACTGGCTACCGACAATCCGTTAACTGACGTATACAACGTAACCTTTTCTTTACAGGAAACCTTCTCATAATGTCTACAAGAGCATATGACTACATTATACAGGTAGCTGATTCTACTAATTTTACCGTAGGTAATATAATTATCGGTAGTAGCAGTAATGCTGTAGGCGAAGTTATTGCTATAGCATCGTCTAATTTAAAAGTGCGAACTAGTAATTTGTATGTAGAATATCTTGTAGGTGAGCGCTTAATAAGTAACAATGCCATATTATATTCTCAAAATACTTTTATAGACCATTCTGCTAGTATAGATGGACTTACTAATAGTTTTGCAACTCCTACTACAGTTGATCTTAGTGATACAGTAACTGTATATGTAGATGGTCTAGTAGCTCCTAGAGACTCTTATATAATAAGTAGCTCTGCTATACAGTTTTTACCTGTAGAACGTATTGCTAACACTGAAAGTGGTGCACTTGACGTAATAGTATTTCCCACTGAGGACGTAGTTTCTCTGCTAGTTCAAGTTGTGCGTGGTAATATAGAATCAGCTAATTTTATAGCTTCTAATTTAGTTTCGTATATAGAAACAGCTAATTCTGCTATTATAGATATATTTAGTGCTCCATATATAGCTGAAAAGAATTCTTTTGAGCAAACTCCACTAGTTAAGCTATACTCTATATATTATCCAGGAGAGTGGTACCCAAAAAATGCAAGTGGCAATCCTTCAGGTTCTGGAGACACTTTTCCGTGGGCCTACAACTTTCCTCTTCGCTATGCGGAAGTAGCTGGTGAAACTTTTAGTGACTTTAACTATTCAGTAGTATATGGTGGTCAAGAATATAAGGTAACAGCTTTAGAAAGTAGCGATATAAGTTCTGATAGTTCGGGGCAAATCAGTGAAATATCTTTAGCTATTTCTAACTTTGACGGTTTTATAGCTAGTATAGTAGAAAATGCTAACATAGCCGGTTTTAACTCTAGCAACTCTACTGTAGCTTTTGTAAACGGTGAGTTAGTACAAAACATAGATCCTAGAACTGTTAGCTCAAACATACATTATAATTCTAGTATAGCTACTTCTAGAGGAGCTAACGCTGCCCATACTTACGAGTCTACTATAGAAACTGGTGGAACTTGGATTCCGTTCAAGCGCGACTCTAGAGATTTATTAGACGCAATCGTAGAAGTTAAGCTTACCTATGCTAAGTTTTTAGACTATTGGCCAGAATATTCAGTAATTAAAAGCACTAATCTAGTAGAAAATAGTATAACTGTGTATTCTACTGGACCGTATAGAATTGGTGATGTTATAACCTCTAACTCTTACCCTGTTGAAAGAAGTACTGTGACTAGTATATCTGGAAATAAACTTTTTTGTTCGGATAATGGAGTTCTTGATGCTATAGCAGGGGATAAGATATATGTAGTAAACCCTGACGCAGATAAAAATGCTTATGTAGAACACATCTTTACTATTAATAGACTTGATGAGCTAGACGAACTAAAAGCTTCTTTCAATATGTCAAACTGGCTACAATATTTAAAAAATAGAGTTCCTACTAAAAAGTTTTTTATCTCTAGCTGTCCTTTTAGATATAAGGGAGAAGATTGTAAATATCCAGCTAATGGAAGTGGTACTATAGTAGGATCTAATCCTGCGCTTAGTGCTAATGGATATTTTACAGTTAATAATGCTACAACTCTTAATTTGTCGGAAGATATTTGTGGTAAGACGCTAACTGCTTGTGCTTTAAGACGCAATCTAATTAATTTTGGAGGGTTCCCTGGTGCCTCTCTATAATTTCGACAAGTTGCTGTCTGATATGCAATCTCACTCTGTGCGAGACTATCCTAGAGAAGCTTGTGGTATTATAACTAAAGACTTTAACTATATACCATGTAAAAATATTAGTAATAGACCTAAAACAAGTTTTGTTATAGATCCTTTAGCAATATTAGAACATGAAGATAATATATGGGGATTCTATCACTCCCACCCTGGTAGCGCAGATCCAATTCCAAGTAAAAAAGACTTAGAGAGCACTCTATTTTCTGAATATAAGTTTTTAGTAGGTTTTGCTAACAATACTTATATATACTGGTTGAATGAGCAATCTGATCTATCTTTTGAGAAATTTAATGAAAGTCACTGTAAAGTTTAGTAAAACACTACAAAAATTAGTTAAGCAATCGGAGATTGTTATAGATGTATCATCTTATAGAGATATACTGTCTGCTTGCGTTAACTTAATACCAGCTTTTAGAACTAGTCTTTTTTCTTCTAAGCTATATTCCCAAGTAACTTTAGTAGACAGTGATAGATATATTAGATCCTTTGAATTAGATTTTCCTCCTAAATCAGACACAATGTATTTAATACCTACTATTTCTGGGGGAGCAGCTACAGGATTTGATAGTTTGGGCAATTTAAATGTGTTTTATGGCGCTACCACAGCCGTAAGCAATCAAGCTTTAGCACTAAGAGGTATAGATAGACGTATCAGAGATTCTGTACTTTTTGGTAGAGCTGCCACAGCTTTTGATGTTTCACAAAGAAAGCCTAATAGATTAAATGGAATTTTAGAAAACTCTGAAGATCCCACAAAAGGCTTTGGAGGATTAGCTACTATGGATGCTGCTGGTAAGTCTATACCACTACACTTTGGATTAGTTAGAACTTCAGGAGTATTAATAAATCAATATATTAAGCACATACAAAGAGGCGGTATTGATACTGTTAGAGTGGCTGATTATTTATGAGTAAAAAGTATTTTTATGTAAATAATAGATTAGTACCTTACATTGGTGGTGGCATGGAATCTGTAGGATCTACTCTTACTGTAGACTTTCAAGGAAGTTTTAGTTATAATCCAAATACTTCTAAAAGCACCGATATATTATTTATGCAACTAGCAATTGGTGAAGGTCCTATATATAGAATAAATCCTAATGGACCTCAAGATATTGAGATAGATGGCAAGTATATAGACGATCTAGTAGACTTTACTTCTAATAATACTAAGCCAGAAGTATTTGCTGTTAGGTATGCTACTGGTACTAGTACTCAAACTCCTATGCCTTCGTTTTCCGAAGATATTATAACTCCTGTTAGATTTAATTCTCCCGTAGTTCTTAAAAGCGGGCTATCTACGTTTGCTAACACAGTTGCACCGCCTGCTACTACTGTTCAATTCTACCAAACAAATGATTCTCAAGGATTAACTCCTATAGATTCTATAAAAATTAAATTTAACGTGTTAGAGCTTAAAACAGAATTAAATGGTGGAAGCGAACCTGCCCAGCTTTCTGTTGTTGGATTAGTGCATGACATCTTTGAAACCTCTGATTTAAATAATTATATAGCGGGTGGTGGATTACTTATAAATAGTATAGTTAATGATGGTATGGCTGCTGAATTGGAACTTAAGATTCCAGAAGATAAGCGTTCTGCTGATGGCTATAGAGTTTCTGTATTAAAGCTTTCTGAAGACATAGCAGAAGCCGGA